TTAGCGGTCAAGAGCCACTTGCGTTCGATACCAACGCTGGATTTCCAACAACATAAGCGTAGTCTGCGCTGAATCACTGCTGAGCTGTTCACAGCCCTCTATTGCCGAAACTCCTTCGGGAGTAGGTACAAAGTGGGAGCCGGTTGAAGCAACTCCTGCGGCATTACTGGAAACTGCGGACAAATCACTTGAGCTGATTTCGGTTCTGTTGAGCACCCGCTCAGATACAACAGCACGGCTAGACAGCAAACTAGACTTCTTGCGATAGTCATCAGAGATCTCCTTAGATATTTGGTTTTGAACTTGGGCCACATCGGCAGCGTGCTGCTCTTGCTTTGCTTGTGCAATTTGCACGGCTTGTTTCTCAGCATCCCACTGGCGCTGCAGACGGGATTGCCCCATCTGCAGGCCTAGTAAGAACGCCATGAGAAGCAGCAGTCCCTTGAGAAACAAGGATTTATTCAATTCGAGGAACGCACGAATCCAGCTCATATTCCCTCCCCGTCCAACGAACCCAACTTGTAGGTATCAATCAAACGGATTAGCTTGTCGGCATAGTCAGGATCCGTGGCATAGCCCGCTTTGAGGAGCGCACGCGCAAAGGTCTGGGCCGACACACACAGGAAGCAGTCTTTGTAGCGAGGGTTACGCTTCAAGAATGCAGCATGGTCATCGACACTTGCTTGCCACGTCGGGTACTTGCGCCACTTAGCAGGCACAACGACCCACTGCCCTCGGATGAATTCCTTGGTGTCAAGCATCACGGTTTCACCGCGCCACAAACTGTCGGCCTTGATCCCAAACAGGTTCTTGGCCGTTTTGGTGAGCCCTGATTCACCCCAGCCAGACTCGAGTGCCGCTTGGCTAACGGTAATGCTGGCTGGTACGCCAGTGGACTTGTGACAAGCCCGTGCGGCAGGACCAATGAGCGCAATGAAGTCTTGTGGTTTCACAGCATCTCCCTCACATCTTTGGCAACCTCATCAATCGAGGCATCGCGCCTCTGCTCTATGAAGTTAAAAATCCACCGCACCAATGCCCAGCCGGGCAAGCCGCAAGCAAAGATCAAACCGCCCATGGCGCACAGGCCCACCGTTGAGAACGCCCAGTGGTGAAGCTGGAAATACTCGATAGTGGTTGCACCACCGCCGATGCTTGAAACCACCGTACTGATCAACCCCACTGTCCACTCACGCTTATCGCGGGGTGGTGTCATAAGCATGACCACGACAGCAGCAAGCGTTGCACCACTGGCTGCGGCAGCAGCCGTTCCACCAAAGGCTTTGTATGCAGCGGCGGCGCCTGCCACTCCGCTGCTCGTAGGTTCTGGCATTTGATAACTCCCAAAAAAATACCCGCCTGAATCACTTCAAGGCGGGTTGTGAACAACTCGTTCGTTTTATGTTTGATCAGCGGCGTGAACTGCGACACTTTCTGCAACGCAGGTCACCTCCACCAAATCAGCTCGAGGCTTCACACTCATGACGCGCGCCATCTGGGCCCAGGTCTGCCCCACCCCAAATGCAAAGTGCGTTCGCTCCTCACCTCCACCGGTTTGGAGTGCAATGCTCGGAGCTTGCTGCAGCACTGCATGTCGCTCTGTCGCTCCGAGCGTCACACCTATTGGGTCAGTCACAGAACCATCTAAGCGTCTCAAAGCGATGTAGTGATTCGCCCCTGTCTGCCAAGGCAAGCGTTCAGAACAAACCAAGACTTTTGATGCACCATCCCAAGACAAGGCCTCACCACTGACGCCCCAGCTAGGCATGTCATGGCTGATGGCTACCAAGTCCCCATAGGTCGGGATGAGCCCTTCAAGCTCTGTCCTAAAAGTGATGATTCGCCTGCGGTACCGATTGGCCGCTGCGATGTACTTGCCCTCGCGCATAGCTTGGAACTTGTCGGTGCAACCAAAGAGCTTCAAGCGAGCAGGTTTAGACAGGGCCGACCCCGCGAGGGCCACCGTGACCTCATCAGGCTTCCAGCTCTTGGGATTAAAGTATTCAACCGTAACCGCATCCGCTGTCGCATCCCCCGGCATCACGTACTGAATCTTCAAACTGCTGCGCACGATGTTTCGGGTGGAGAACAAGGCCACAGGGATGGTCTTTGGCTCATCTCGAACAATGCGCACGATGCCACCTTGCAGGAATGGCACCGCACGTCCAGCTCTGGCAATCTGCCCCATGGCGTCCCAAACTGTTAGGTTCTGGTCGAACACGCCATTGAACGAATCCCCTCGCGAAGACCACACACCATCCAGTCGAGCGAGTGCATTCAAGTCAATCTTTGCATCAGGCAACCCTGCCCCGTAGCTCGAGCGCACGGCATCCGCAAATGCCCAAGCAATCGAGCGAGTAGCTTGAGGCGCACTCCACCCTGTGGTCTTAGACCAAACAGGGAGCTTTCGTGTGACCAAGCAGTTCACCAAACGAGATGACCGCTGTGACAAGTTATCTGTTGCCCGCATGCGCAATGCCAGCAAGGTCAAGTCCGATGGCAATGATGGATTTACCAGATAGCCCTTTGCTTGCCCCCAGCGAAGCTCATGCCCCGCACGGTTGCTGGTGTCTTTGGTATCTAGCCTTTGAACGCGCACCTCATAGCGACCTGCCCCTACCACGTACTTGTAGGTTCTGCGTTGTGCCGTATTGGTGGCTGCCGAATAGGACTCATCCGCAAGATGGATCCATCCCGAAGTGGCATCTCCATCGTCGTTGATGGTTCTCGCCTCAACACGCCACTGGACCGCACGACTGTCTAGCGTCCCACTGTCTGTTGCGTAGTAAAGACCACGCATCATGACCACATCAATCCCTATTTGATTGATTTGAGTCCCCACAGGATTCAGCGCAAATGGTCCGATGATGCTGCCGCCCGTGTCTGCGACGGCAATCAACTCCTGCCCCGTCACCTCAGCCGCTGTCACCACATCGTTGTTAAACAAGGTGTTTTGACCGCCTGGCTCTATGACTTGCGCCTGCACTTCTTCAAATGAGGCAATCGGACTGTCATCAATCGAGAGATCTTCAAACTGAAAATGCCCAATACCGATCACATGGAGCTGGTGCAGGTACTCCTCGTTGTCGACGTACTCCGTATAGGGCATCGCTGCCAAATCTGGATAAATCAGATGCTGCCCATACACAACAGGAATCGGCTGGGACAGTCGCCCATAGTTGCCACGCGCCTGCAGTGAGTAAGTTGGACTTGGTGAAGATGAGCTGGCTGTGGCATTGGGCAGGCTCTGATTGGGTAACGGCACCAAGGCATTCACGATGATGGAACCCGTCACAGCAATTGCGGTTGATGCCACCGAGGTTGCGACTGCCCCCGAATATCCGAACGAAGCGGCTAGTTCCGCACCATAGGCGTTGGCCACAACCAATACGGCAATCATCAAAACCGTCTGCAGTGGGTTCTTGCCCCCGCCTCCACCACCTTGCGGCAGCGACACCAGTGCGATGACATCTCCAACCTCAATGAGGGTCACGCAGCGTTCAGCCATCAGCACAGGCTTACCGTTCTTGAGCACCAGCGTTGGTTGCTCAAAAACGATCAGCTCTTGGTTCATCCATTGGCTGATGGTTGTATTGCCCTGAACGTGATGGACATCACGCTCATGGGGATCGAATGGATTTCGAAGCCAAACTACGACACCGTCATTGCTGCTTGGCATGGCTCACCTCGAAATGCATAAAACCCCTCGACACGCCAACCATGACGGTCAAGCGCCCACAAGTCCTGAAACACCACACCCACACCTTGTGCGCAATGCAATACGCCCCCGCCATCGATGTCTAACCAAACACCGACATGCACCGGATATCTGGACTGACGCATCAGAACGGCATCCCCATGCTTTGGCGTTGGCACGCGCTGCCAGCGTTTGCGCTCAGGGTGCTCGTTGAATGTCCTGAGCACCACTCGCAAATCCAGCGCATCCACAGGGATGAGCGGAAGCTCACGTCCGAAGTGATTTCTCTGCACCCATAAAAAAAGGCCCCAGCAGTCAAATGACTCGGGGCCTCGTGCGCCTGCTATCCATGGGCGACCTATGTATCGGTGCGCCCAGTAGCCGTCTGTTGGTTTCATGACTTACCCATCACCGGGCAAGTCCCGGAAACTCTGTGGAGGTGTACAGCCGACCCGGAAACGCTTTGTTCCCGATATCGACCATTCGCGCCCTTGCGGTCACTCGCATCACATCCGCCTCCACCTCGATTAGTACCAGCGTGATGGGAGGATCCATCTGCGGCCCCTCGACATCGTTTGACAAGTACGGGCGATAGGTCACTTCGATGGAAGCTTCTGACTCCGACGCAGCATCAAGGTGTTTGACGATTTCGCGTGAAACGTTGTCCAAGGTCAGCACGACCTCAGGAACAGGTGCGATGTCCACTGGAGGCAAATCCAAATCGAACCCCATGGCCACGAACCTCACCGTTTCACTTGAGTTCAACGGTGCTGAGGCTTCGAGGCGAGCAAAGAGGTCTTGTTGGTCTCGCACCACCCGGATAGCTGTTGTCACGCCCGACTCATTTTTAAAGTCAGGATGACGCAGCTCCAAGGTGTGCAGGATCACCACATCAGAAGGTGCGCTCGCATATGCCTCTCGCAAAGCCTCTGAAAGCGTGACATCAGGCATGCGTCACCCGAACTGGAAATGGTTTTACAACCCGATCGAGAGGCGCAACGACGCTCATGTCACCGTTACTTTCCACGAAATCGAGACAAATGACTTCGACTGCATCAACTCCGTCACGTCGAATCGATTCACCCTCGATGCGCGTCAGAATCAAACCTTGGGTCTGGTAATAGATCGCAGCCGCCAAGACAGCCAGGTTGTGGCTGAATGAGTTATCACAGGCAGCACCCCAATAGTCATCCTCTAGGAATAGACATGCCCCTTTGCATAACTGAGCGACTGGGCAGCGAGGACATTCGCTTCTCGTACTGAAGTGATAGGCCGTATTGAGGATGATTTTTTGAAACTGTTCAACATGGCCAATTTTGTGATTTGTCGAAGCACTCATGTTTTGACAAGTCATCACATTGCCCTTCATATCTACGGCAATCGAATCATCTCTGTCCATTCCGCACTTCTGCCCAAGAGCGTCTAGAGGTCGTGACTGCGCCTGCGATCTCATGAATTCATCGACTTTGTCACGCATCGTCCCGACTGCCATGCCAGATCCAGTCACCAGCTCCCAAAACACCTGGTGCATAAAGCGCTTGTGATCACTGCCATGAAGAGAAAGAGATAAGCCACTCTGGTCATAAGGAAGCATCACCTCTTCCGTAGCGAGGACGATGGCTTGCACAGGCAAATCTAACTTTTCGGAAAAGTACAACCGAACTGCCTTGAGCGACTGGTTGTTGCGGTGAAGCACCGTGTTGAAACTCATCCGATCAATCGACATACGACGGGATACCCACCGTTTGATCTGAGCCAAGTTCTCAGGTTCATTCAATGGATCAGGACCACGGTAACTCTGCGCAGGCCCGTCATGCGATAAACCAATCCCCACGTCCAACTCTTCAACCCAAGCAAGCTTTTCATCATCAAAAAGTGAGCCGTTGGTAACAATCGATAGCTGAGCATTCGGATATTTAGCTTTGACAGCCTTGCCCAAAGGCTTGAGTAGCTTCCAGTAGACGAACGGTTCTCCGCCCCAAAACTCAATCTTTACGCCTTCGCCTCGTCCATCATCACCCCCCGCAAACCAGCTCTGTAATTGCTCCATAAATGGCGCAACATCTTCGGGGTGCCCATCAATGTCATGGGGCTGATGCGCTTGGGAGCAATACTGGCAAGCGTAGTTGCACTTGAGTCCGAGCTGAAGTTTCAAGTGTCGGATATCTTTTGACTTGCCTGCGGGGTTACGCGGATGGTGCAAATGCCAAAACGCACCCCACTGCATATCTGACTGCCGAGGAAACGCTTGAGGCAGCGGTAATGGCTCACCGTTATCTGCCCAAACCAAGCTGGAATCTTCAGGGTCGTAGAGCGCCTGTTTTACAAACCCGTTCTGGCCATTCAAAGTCAAATTAAACTTCATGTGCAACTTCCTCAAATGCAATGGGGTAAGCCTCACGACACACTTTGGCCAGATCGGCACCAGCTAATGTCTTAAGGTTAAAAATGTGACGGCCAGATGCTTTGCCATCCGTATTGATCACCAGCACGGTCATCACTAGATTTGTTTCATCAACCTGTGCTACTTCGACTTCGTAGCCATGGCGAACCGTAAGATCGAGACTCATTGGTCGGACTCCATAGATTTATCTTGGGTGCGAGTACGGATTTGTGCAGCAGACCAAGTTCGATCCCCGCCTTGATCGTCACGGTGCGTAAAGCGCACATTTGTGACGATGGCGACCTTGTCGCTTTCGGGATCAAACATCGGGAATGTGGAATGCTCTAAATAGCCCGGGAAAATGAACAACGCCCCTTGTCGGGGCGTTTGTGCAAAGAGCTTGTTTTCATGTCGAAGCATCCAATTGGCCTGCACGGGTCTGGGATCATGGAAACACAATGCGCCAGGTAATCCCACCCCATCGCTGCCTTCACGTAATCCGAGATGCACACGTGGGTAGTAGGTCGCCACCAATTGGTTCCCCACATGACGGTGTGGAATCGCCCACTTACCCAAACCACGCTGGCGGTTCACGAATGTGTTGTACGTAGTAGCCAGCTCTGACGGATCAAGAGATGGATATGCTTTCTGTATGTAAACAGCAACCCTTTGCTCGATGGCGGTCAACAATCGCAGCAATGCTCGACTAGGTTGCTCCGTCATCATGGAAACCGTATCAGCTCGGTGTGCCAACTTGGCAGTTGATTGCGTGTGTCGCTCATAAAAGCGTTCAGCCTCCTGCGCCAAAGTCTCACGGACATCGTCAAGCTCAACAAGTTGATCAATCAAGATATGACTAGGCCACAGGCTCATCATTCGACACGTATCAATTGAAGTCATCGCGTGAAATCTCCATCAATAATCATCTGAACGGGATGCTTGCAACCGTAAAACCTGTTTGGACGATAAGTTCGAGTCTGATGATCAAACTCAATCCATGGCCAAACACTGAAGTGCACACTACAACGGCTACCTAGCCATGAATGTCGATTGATGAGGGTGTGGCGGTACTTTGAACAATTCATCCATAAACACTTGCCTTGGATAAAGCTCAGGTCATCCATCTCCTCAATTGACAGAACGATCCCCTGCGACACAGCCAAACAGATATCCAATCTCAATTCTTCAAAAATTGAAGTATCTCGATGAGGATGAACCAGTGGCGCATTCAGAGGATTAGGAGGGACCAACACAGTGAGTCGCCCAGATCCAACCGTCAACGAAAACTGATCAAGCAAGGCCTCAAATCCGGGCAACCTTGAAACCTCTGAACGATGAACAAACGCCAAGTGATCTGCACCACTAAACCGAGCAGGCTCCGCTTCAAGATACGGATCTATAGGCGCTACTGCCTGACCAGTTCTGGCGAGGGAGAGATTTCTGAATACACCAGGACTGGCATCACTGACTTCAGACTCCCAAACCAATGACTTGAACTCTTTGAAGGCAACGGCGAACTCGTGCGACAAATTCGAGGGAACCAGCACATGAGGCACATCCCTGATCGCAACAATGTTCTCAAGCTCCGGGTCGATCACTTCAGCGATTGCCAGCTCGAAATCCGTTTCTTGCCGCAAATAAGCAGCCACGGTCATGTTGCTTGGAATGCTGTCTGCATGAACCTCCCACATCAAACCACCTCCACTGATGCACTGGTTTTGTGACTGAAATACTTAAAACCAACTTTGACCAAACCGACATCCCCAGAGTTGAGGCCGAGAGCTACCCAATTGAAATTCGCAACGCCATTCACGATTGGCACTTTGGTCTTTGGCAAGAACCCCGCCTCACACTCAAGGTAAAAAACGCCACTTCGCGTTTCAATTGCTGGCATGTCGTTGGTCTCGTACACAGGCTGAATCAGTCGCGCAACGCAAGGGAGCGATTCACCAGCCGAACACAAACTCCCCACCTCCAACTCAATCGAAGGAAGGACTGCGTTGTACAGAGACACCCGAGAGCGAACCTCCACAAATTCAGAAAAACCTTCAGGCGGCATGCTTTGCGGTGAATAGACCAAAACAGCAACCTCTTCAATCGAACTTTCTTCGAATGGCACGAAGAACAATACGACACGAGGATGAAGGGGGCGACCGAGCAAGAAAGGGTTTTTGTGCAAATTTGTCTGTGGAAATACAGAGTGCAAATACCCTAAGTCTTCCCAGCCAAATCGCGACTCAAGCGCCCAATTGGTATGAATGCCCCAATGCTTACCAAGATCAATGTGCGACTTGATGGCGGCTGGATCAAAAACAAATGGGCGAGATCCATACTCTTTTTCATGTGACTCAGGATTGATGCGCCACGGCGTGACCGTGATTGTTTGCGCCTGCACATCTCGCTCAACGCGGTAACTTACGGGGAACGCGCCAAATGTTTCAACAGGCGAAGGAATGTTGAACAAGCGGCCACCTATGGTGTCTGAATTACTCATAACCGCTCTCCTCAACAATCCGTACTGCAATTGCAATTACAGTTGCAGTTGCAATTCGTACGGCAGTTAAAAGCCGTCGTCCCGCAATTGCAGTTGGAATATCCCCCGCAGTTGCAATTGCAATTGCATGCTCGATACCAACGGCGGTACTCAGCACCGCCAATCTCATCTTGCGCAAGGTAATAGCCGTCGTAGTTCAATACGACAGACGGAACAGCGTAGTTGCCATAACTCGTACCACCTACCCCGTCGTACTGACCACTATTCGCACAGTAGTTAAAACCCAAACCCCAAGTCCACCAGTTCGCATTAGGTGGAACCCAATTGGCATTGCTCGCGCAATTCCCATTCAGCAGATATCCATTGCAGTTACTGGCCCGGTCGTCGTAGTACTGACTTGATCGGCCCATCTCACCGAGGTCTTGTCCATCCCCCATCTTGTAGCCAGTGTTACGAGCGTCATCGCCTGTCACACTGCTTTTGAAAAGAGCCCCATTGGTCATCGTGATGGACCCAGTCATGGTTCCACCTGCTTTGTCCAACTTACCAGTAATCTCCGTCTGCAAGGCATCATCCAGCCCCGCCTTGGGGATGCGTGTAATTGCCATGATTTCTCCTAGTTAGATGTAACGCACCACGATCCGCGCGCTGGCGGTGGGTGCTGACGTGAATCGCAACGTTGTGCCTGAGTTCACCAAGAGGTATGCATCCAGTGAGTCCTGCACCACGTAGTTGACCGTGACGATCAACTTGTGAACGCTGGACGCCGCAGTACTCAGCGTGAAGTCCGTTGCAGATCCATTGCCAGTAAATACTTGCGGCGCTACGTTCGATCCACCTGCCGCAGCGGCATAGCCCTGCGCTTGATTCATGTAGCTCTGAGATTGCGTCGCAGAGTTAGCAGAAGCTGTTGCCGAGGATGCAGACTGACTCGCACTGGTCGCAGAAGCACTCGCTGATGCAGTTGCCGCCGCAGACTGCTGCGTTGCAGTTGCTGCGTTTGCAGCAATGGATTGCGCGTAATACTTTGCCGAATACTCTGTCGCACCAGAAACAGGCCCGGAAGTTTTGTTCGCCCACTCCTCAGCCGCAGCCGCACCAGATTGCGCTTCCTTATCGAGATAGCGAACGCTGATGCCAACTCCATTGGCCGGAGCTGACGAAAACCTCAGCGTTGTCGTTGCAGGCGTTGTGTAGGAATCAAGTGGAGCTTGTGGGACACCTGCAACCGTCACCATCAATGCGCCGGGATAACCAACTGGTCGACTCAGCGTGAAATCCGTCTTGACCCCATCTCCCGTAAAAACGTCAGCTGGAATCACAGTGTTGGCCGTCACTGCTGCTGCAGAGCCTGCCGCTTGCGATGCCCAATACTTTGCAGAGTAGCCGGTGCCGTCTACCGTTGCAGATGTTTTCTCGGCCCAATCTGCGGCACGAACGGCATGCGCCTGAGCAGCCGTTAAAGCCGTGGACGCATTACCTGCACTGCTCGAAGCCGCACTGGCAGAGCTTGCAGCCGCTGTCGCACTTGCTTGTGCATCAGTCGCTTTTGCTCCTGCCGTGCTGGCAGAAGTAGAAGCAGCCGTCGCGGATGCAGTGGCGTTGGTTGCACTGCTCGCGGCATTCGTAGCGGAGGCGGCTGCAGCAGTTGCACTGGTTTGCGCATCAGCGGCTTTGGTTGAGGCTGTGATGGCCGAGCCCGCCGCCGCACTCGCCGAACTTGCAGCCCCGGTTGCTGAGGTCGATGCAGCGGT